CGATCTGGATATAAATCTTGAAAATCTTGATTACAGATGGTTTAACGAATGGTATCCTGACGAACAAGCGCAGATTTTAGTAGGTCTTTATGAAGAAAATGATGACACAGGTAAATTTTTAGATCTTGGAACTTTTTATGTAGATGAGCCAAGTTTTGAGAATCAAACATTAAGCTTAAAATGTATAGCTTTACCACTTGATCAGAATTTACGTGATCAAAAAAATACTAAAGCGTGGGAAAACATAACACTAAAAGAGCTGGTTACACAAATTGCAAATAAACATGAAATGAATTCAGAAATATATGCTGAAAATGATTTTTTTGAAAGGCTCGATCAGAATAATGAGACAGATCTTGCTTTTCTGGATAGGATAATTAAAGAAATAGCCTTGAATATGAAAGTTAATGATGACAAAATTATTATATTTTCTGATGAGGAAATAGAAAAAAATGAAGTGATTGATAAATTTGAAGTAGATGATTACCGGATACGTTCATTTTCTTTAAAAAAGAAAAATAAAGATATATACGATAAAGTTGAAGTAAGTTATTATGATCCAGATAAGAAAAAATTGATAAAGGAATCAATAACTAAAGATGAGTTGGAGAAAAGAAATGAGGTAAGAACAGATGAGCAGCAGGTATCAGGAGGCAAAAAAGAAACTCAAAGAAAAAGCGGAAGAAAAACCAAAACGAAAAAAAAAGGAGAACATAAAAAAAATAAAGACAAAAGGTAAAACGCAATCCAGAAAGGTAGCTGAAAAAATTCTGAAGGAAAATATGAAAGAGGAGTACACAATAACATTGACTTTGGACGGCAATCTTAACTATATGGCGGGTATGGTTATAGAGTTGGGGACAAGTTTTGGAAAATTTTCAGGAAAATATGTACTTGATAAGGTTGGACATGATATAAGCACAGATTATACATGTGAAATCGAAGCATCAAAAATTGGTGCAAGAGAAAATGCAATTAAAAATGCCAAGAAACAGACACAAAAGAAACAATAGGAAAAAGATGCTAAATGAAAGTCAAAAGTTAATAACAAATCTAGTAAAAGAAAGTAGATGATTAAATTGATTGAAATGTTAAAAGCAGGAGAAGTTAGTGATATTGACTATAAAAATGGGAAAGCAAGAGTTTTGTTATTGGGAGATGATAATAAGACAACTGATTGGCTTAATATTATTGTACCCTTTTCAGAAAGTCATAGAGATAACTATACTCTTGGAATAGGCCAAACTGTATATTGTCTATTTTTTTCTGAAATGCCTGAACAGGGCGTGATAATTGGCTGCCCTATGAGAGGAGGTATAAAAAATGAAAATGAAATAAGAAGAACTTTTTCTGATGGGAACTCGTGGAGTTATGACAATGGCATTCTTATTTTAAATATACCCAAAATTATAATTGATGGGGATCTTAACATAAGTGGAACAACAGTAACGGGCGGAAGTATTGATCTCAATAAACATACTCATAGCGGAGTTACACAGGGAGGAGATAAAACAGGAGGACCACAATAATGATTGGAGCATTTGGTGATATAGTATTTGAAATATCTGAAGAAAAAGTATTTAGTCTGAATAATCAAATAGCAAGGATCTATAAATCAAAAATAAGTGAACATCAACCATTATATGGGATAGGAATGTTAAGACATCAGGGAAGAGAATTATCCGAAGTAAATTTTTCAATAACATTAAATAGCTTCCTCACTAAAAATTTAACGGAAGATAAAAAAAAATTGATTGATATGTGGGAAAAAGGGGAGTATGGTAATCTAGTACTGGCTGGGCAAGTGTTTGGAGAATTTCCATTCTTAATTACCGAAATATCTGAAGAAAACTCCTTTTTTAATAGGGAAAAAGGGGAATTTGACATTATTAATCTTAACATATCCTTGAAAGAATACATTCTGAATCCAAAACTCTATAATCAGCAGATGGAAGCAAAAAAAATAAAAGTCAAGGAACAGATTACAGAAGAAGAAACTGAAAATATTGAAATTATACAGAAAACGACTAAGCTGCAGGGAATTGCTGAAAAAATAAACGGGACTATTGAAATAGCGGAAAATAAGAAAAAAGAAATATTAAGTTATCTTGAAAAAATTAGAAAAGATACAAAAATCGATGAAATTATGGATGTAGTGAGAGCTGGAGTAATAACTGCGGATAAGGCGAAAAAAATAATTAATCACACTAAAAATTTTTCTGAAACTGATAAACGAATCATATTAAATTTTTTAAGAAATCAGATTGGAGGTAGATAAATGGTATATGTAACATCAGATCAGAAAATTAACTATGCCCCTAAAAATACTGTTGAGGAAGTGATTACAAATGCTGGAATGCTCTTAAGAGTATGCAAGGAAGAACAGCCACTTAATCGTGGCTTCAGCTTTGATAGTGATCTAATTGATAAAAATATATCAGTTGTAGAAAATAAAATTACTTCTCTTTTACTTAATTCTTTCAGAAAATTTGAACCGAGAGCAGTACTTAAAAGTACAAGAATAATTCAGAAAGATATTTTAAATAATGATTTTAACATTGAAATTGGAATAGAGGTGGTGAACATTGAATGAAGCTTTAGAAAATAACTATGAGATTATAGATAGTGATTCATGGCAATTAAAAAAAGATATGATTAATAAATTTCAGGAGTTAAGTGGAAGGATTTTAACGGAAGCAAGTCCAGAAACACTTATTTTTGAAACAGTGGCATATTTAGTTGGACTACGTGAAGAAAAATATAATGATGATCTAAAACAAAACTATCTCAGATTTGCAAGAGATGAACGTTTAGATTTGAAAGGAGAGTTTTATGGTATCCGAGGTAATAGATTAACAGAACAGTCGGCTTTAGCTACTTTCAGATTTTACATAACAAACATACAGGCGACTGATATTATAATCCCAAAAAACTCACGTATACAGTATAACGACCTTTATTTTTCTACTGATGAAGAGTATAAGATAATCAAAGGAAACTTATTTGTTGACGGAACCGCAAAATGTAACACACCAGGAACAACAGGGAATAATATTCCGGTTGGTCAGATTAACACTATGGTAGATTTGTATCCACATTATCAGAAAGTTGAAAATATAACATCTACAAATAGCGGAGCTCTGGAAGAAACAGATGAAAATTACCGTGAAAGAATAAGAGAAATTCCTGAGTCATTCACAACGGCTGGAAGTGCAGGAGCCTACATTTTTTGGGCAAAAACGGCAAGTCCTAGTATAACAGATATAAAAGTGAATTCTCCAAGGGCTACGGAAGTTGATGTCTATGTATGGACTGAAACTGAAACTGTTAGTCAGGAGTTAAAAAATAAAATAGAAAAGGTTTTAAATTCTGAAAATATAAGACCAATTACGGATAAAGTTACAGTGAAAGAAGCAATTAAGGTGAATTATTTAATTGATTTTGATTATTTTATAGAAAAAGAAGATGAAACACTTGTAAATGTGATTAAAGACAATGTGAATAAGGCGGTTCAGAATTTTATTTTATGGCAAAAAGAAAAAATTGGAAGAGATTTAAATCCGGATGAGTTGATAAAACTTTTAAAACAGTCTGGAGTAAAAAGAATAAACTTAAGAAGTCCCATGTTCAGAAAGTTAAATTTTAATGAAATAGCAGTAAATAACGGAATTACAAATAATTATCAAGGAGTTGAGGAAATGTGATAGAAATTAATGACTTAAAACTTATTGATGTTGCAGCTAAATCAACTCTTACAGATAAAACAACTAAATGGATTTATGAATCTATTGATTATGCTATAAATAAATCACATGAAAGGATAAAGAAGAAATTTTGGATAAATATAGATGAACTGACAGAAAAAGAGCTTGATTTTTTATTGTGGGAATATCATGTTGATTATATTGACGAATATACAGATACAAAAGATAAAAGGGAATTAATAAAAAAATCTATAGTTGCCCATTTCAATAAAGGAACAGTTGGCGGATTAAAATCTGTTTGTGAGATAATGTTTGGAAATGTAGAAATAAAAGAATGGTTTGAATATGGAGGAAATCCAGGGTATTTTAAAATATCTACTTCTGGGAAACTTAAAAATGAAAAAGATTACTTAAAAGTTTTAAACGTAGTAAATAAATATAAAAATGAACGAAGCTGGTTAGAATTATTAAGATTCTCAAGAATAAAAGAAAGCAAAATAAATATCGGATTATATAGGAATTATAAAATAAAATATGATTTAGGATCTACTTCTATAAGCATACCAAACGAAAACATAAATACTGATTTCGGAATGTTACACAGAAGTAGATATTTAATTGGAATAAGATAGGAGGAAAAAATGGCAAATTTTAATGGTTATGTGCTTACTGAAGCAGGTAGAGAACTCCTGGCCAAAGGGCTTTCTGGAGAAAAAATAGAATTTACTAAAATGCAGATAGGAGATGGGGTTTCATCTACAGATGCAAGGAGTATGAGTAGCTTAGTAAATCCAAAAAAAGATTTGAATATAATCAGTATCAGAGCTGAAGGAGGACAATGCAAATTAGGGGCATTATTAAGCAATAAAGATTTACAAACAGGATTTTATATTAAAGAATTAGGAGTGTTTGCAAGAGGTAATGATAATATTGAAAAACTATATGCGTATAATACATCACCTAATCCAGATTTTATTCCTCCTTTTTCTTCTAATAACATCGTAGAAATAGAATATGTGGATACTTTGATAGTTGACAGAGCAACTAATATAACTGCATTGATAGATCCGAGTATAACATATATAACAAAGGAAACCGCTGACCAAACATATCTGAATATTAATGAAAAAATGAAATGGATGGGAACGGATGGATATGGTGGGCTATTGCAGGATGTAGGAACTAAAAAAATAGGGATAGCATATTATGATAAAGCAAATAAGCAAATGGTTGTTCCAACCGTTGAAAATACTTTGACCTATTTTGAGGGGGCAAAATTTATTCCAATTTCGGACTATCAAACTGCGAATAAATTGGAAAATTTATCCAGAATCG